TTCTTCCAACCCTATATTAGCGGATAGTGTGGCTATTTGCAAGCGCGATGGATGCTTCAAACCAGCAACGTGTAAAGAATACTGTGGTGGTCATTGTGAATGCCCTGCATAGCCACATTTCAGCTAACGTTTTGCAGCTATGCGCTCGTTTTAATGGCGCATAGGTGCTGTTATCGGCTGCCCTTCTTTCGGAATGATTATTAACAATTTAAACAATAAATAAAATGAGAGCATTGAACGAACAAAAACAATTACTTCAAGATTTAGATTACCTTCTAAACAAAATGGAGCAAGAAATTGAACTATTAAGAAACATTAATTACAGATACTATTTGATGTATGGCAATAAAGTTAAAAACGGATTAATAACAGTGCCCGAAAATATATCATTTGATGTTTCAGGGGAAATAGATGGCGATGTGCAATGCAGAATGATTGACCACGAAAAAATAAATCTTGAAAGTAATTATCAAAAAATTAAAAGCGAAATACGGAGGTTGTCTTAGGGTTGCCGATAACGTTATGCAGCTAAACGAGGTGGCTGATTATACCTCGAAACTTAATTAAAAGAACAAAATTATGAGTAACGTAAAAACTTCATTAGATAAAAAAAAACAGCCATCTTGTTTAGGAGCTGTTATGGGCAGTATTTTAAAGGAATTGGAAGAGCGTAAACAGTGGGCTGAAAATGGAATGATGGCTTACTCTGATGACACAGGGATGAGATTAGAATACCAAGCTCGTATTGAAGAAATCGAAAATGCTATATTGGTAGTCAATCAATATTGCCCATAACGGATATTCTCTTTGCGCTTGGAGGGCGGTGGATTACCCGGCTTTGCGGGTAAGACGCATACGCCCGACACCGCAAAACGAACCGCCCTACTTGCGCAAAGAGAGTGTTAGAGGAATGTTTACTCCGCGTAACGGATACAAAGAGAAAACTAATTGGATAGGGGCGGTTCAGAGAATATCCGTTACGAATCAATAAGAACGTAAGTGAAATGAATTTTTATTTTTTGAAGGGGAGTGTATTAAAAACTAAAATAAAACAGAACCAATGGCACGATACAATCATTTCTCAGCTAATAAGTATAAGCAAATCATGTTTAAGTCAGTTAGGGTAGGAGGAAAATTCCGCAGAGATTTTAGAAAATCTGGAAGAAGGCGAACTGATATAGTCTGCATCAAAACAAGTAAATCTACTTACATGGAAGAGAAAAACAAAAAGGAGTATAAGTTATACTGCGAGGACATTTACGTGGTCAGTAGTTATGATGAATTGGTATCTAACCCAAACTCCGAAGGAGTAGAGGGGAGCAAAAATAAAAATGAAATTGAACGTAGTTCTGTTAAGTGTAGCGAAGCCGCTCTGGGCGAAGCGCAACGAATTGATTCGTAACGAGATATGGGTTTAAGAAGGCGGGTTAAGATGCACTACCGTTTCTTTTACCGACAAACTAAATTAGATGCACAAGGTTTGATTAAGCGATACAGCCCGCTTTCTTTAAACCCAATGTTAATGGCTGATAAAATTTACGGATTATGAGAACAATGTTAGAACAAGGCGATAAGGTTAAAATACTACCAACGCCACAGCTTATGAAAGTATTGCAGATGCGGAACTTTTGCACCGATGATGTAACGAGGCAAAAAGTAGCAGACGAAATTGGAGGCAAAGAAGGAATTGTGCAAAGCATAGAACAGAAATGGGCGTTTGACTACTTCTACTTTTTGCCGAGTGGCGAAGAAAGGAATTACTCAATACCATATCAAGCTGTGGATTTTGGAACGGGACAGTAGTAAATTTTATTTGCCATTAACGATTTTACCTTTCCGAAGTTTGAGGCGGTGGAACGGCTTTGCGTTACACTTAGCATCAAACGAGGTTACCAACCGCCTCACATTTCGGGAAAGGTGCTGTTAGGGATTGAATTACCGAGCGGTGCGTAAAGGCAAAGTGAAATGAGAAGCGGTTGGAAGGTAAAATCGTTAGGGACAAATTAAGCGAGTGATGTTTATAAATTTCAAACCATAAAAGACAAAATACAATGAGCAAGAAACCTTACAATAGTATGAAAGCAATGGCATCAGTAGCGGCAAAATTTATAAACGATAAACGAAGCGTTGACGAAGTGAAACCAGTTTGCGAACATGATTGGGTATACAAAATATTATTCGACCATACTGCCTGTGATGTATGCACAAAGTGTAAAGAAGTAAGGAAGCAAACTGGGTGAGCGAGGAAATTTTGTCCCTAACGTTGGACGGGTTGGCGAAGTTTTTAACCGATTAAAATAAGGCACATTATGAAAACCTTTGAAGAAATACTTGAGGAAACAAAGATAGAGCGGCAGGGTAAGTTAAGCACTATTTATTGGCACACTACTATATTAAAGGCAAATGAAAAATTTATGAAACAATTTGAGGTTAAAAATTTAGTCCAACCCGATGTTAGCGGTAACGAGGCTTTGCGAGTGGCGTTGGCGAAGATTAAAAAGTTAGAGGCAAAAATTGTCGAAAAAGATAAACTGTTGATGGAGTTTGTAGTAGAGTTAATTAAGCGATAGCCAATGACCGCTAACATAAAATATGTGTGACGTAGCGTTTAGTTTACTATAAATCAAATAATTATAACATGGAAATATCAAAGTTATTAGAAAAGTTTGACGAACAAATGGAGGCTGTGAGATATGCTCAAACCACAAGGCATAATTACCGTTCATGTGTTACTTCATTTCTTTACAAATTTAAGGATGCTACTTCTCCAAAGCATATTTCTTCTGATGATATTTTAAAGCACCTGTTAGAATTTAAAGAGGGAAATACTCGAAAGCATAATCATTGCGCCTTGAAAGTGTTTTATAAAAGAGTGGTTCATCAGCCTTTCAAGTTTCGATTCATCCCATACGGAAAAAAAGAAAAAAGACTGCCTATTATTATTGATCAGTCGGACGTTCAAAAGCTATTCGATGTCTGCAATAACTTAAAGCACAAAACAATAATGGCAGTTCTTTACGGAACGGGAGTTAGGATTTCAGAACTAATCAACATTAAGCTATCTGACATAAAGCGCAATCAAAAAGTAATTACGATTATCGGTAAGGGTAATAAAGAAAGATTGGTTCCATTAAATGATAATCTTGTTGTGTTGCTTGAAAAATATTGGCGCGAATACAAAACAAAGTATTGGTTGTTTGAAAATGATAAAACCCATAAACAATATAGCAAAAAAAGTATTGGAGAATTTCTAAATGCCTTTAAAATAAAATCAGGGGTAACTTCTCCGGTCACGGCTCACAAATTCAGACACTCTCACGCGACAGCATTATTAGAATCGGGAGTTGATATAAGAATTATTCAACGAGAATTAGGTCACGAAAATATTAAAACCACTACCGGCTATACCCACGTTAGCAAACATATTATCGCAAACATTAACTCACCTTTAAACCAAATATCATGCTGATAGAACAAACAACAACTGCTGTAGAATCTTACTCCATTTCAAAGGGGGAGGGTTTAATTCGTCACAAGACAAAAAAAGTATTTGAGTTCATAAAGGCTAATCAACCTTGTTCAAATAAAGACATTGAATTAGGGACAGGCTTAGATAATACATCCGTTGGTTGTGCAAGGTGGCACTTAATACAGCAGAAGAAAATTAGAGTAGCGGGATTAAAAGTAAATAAGGGAACGGATAGGGAGGTTGAAACGGTTGAAGTAAATCCTACTCCTGAAATATTGTTTAAGAAGAAGAGCAACCGGGAGAAGCTGGAGGAGATAATGGAATTATGTAAAGAGGCAAACATTTATAATAGGATTGTGCCATATACTTCATGCTATGATTTAGCGGAAGAAATTATATCCATCATTAAAAAATAATTTCCATTTGAATTGTTAGTTTGAAATAAATAAATATTTTTACACCGTTATGGATAAGATAACATTCTTCACAAACTTATTGCCCGTTCACATTATGGCAGCTTATCCCTGTTGTTTTGAGTTCGGGCAACTCCTTTTTTTATGAGTGATTACCAAACTTTTTTAGAATCAAAACAGAAATCGCATACAATCAGCGGTTTTGATATTGAAGAAAATGAACTGAACAAAAACCTTTTCCCATTCCAAAAGTTTATTGTGAAACGCGCACTCAAAGCGGGTAAGTATGCGCTGTTTGAAGATTGCGGATTGGGTAAAACTATTCAGCAACTTGAATGGGCTAACAAAGTAAATCAGCATACCAGAAAACCTGTATTGATTCTTGCCCCGCTTGCAGTGTCAGGGCAAACAATTAAAGAGGGTGTAAAGTTTGGGATTCCTGTTGTGAAATATACCGGAGCGGATTCACCGATTCAGATTTCAAACTATGAGCAACTTGAAAACATTGATTGCAGTTTATTCGGAGGAGTTGTTCTTGATGAAAGTTCTATTCTGAAAAACTTTGAAGGTGCAACTAAGCAAATGATTTTAGAAAAATTTGCTAACATTCCTTATAAACTTGCTTGCACCGCGACACCATCACCAAACGACCCGATGGAATTAGGGAACCATTCAGAGTTCTTAGACGTAATGAGCCGCAATCAAATGTTAGCGATGTATTTTGTGCATGATGGGGGCGAAACTGCAAAATGGAGATTGAAAGGACACGCGGTAAAATCCTTTTACCAATTCATTGGAACGTGGGCTATCATGCTTAATAAGCCGCAGGACATAGGATATACCATGAAAGGGTATGCGCTTCCTAAATTGAATCTAATTGAGGAAAAAATAATTACACCTTCACGCGACAACGGACAACTGTTTAATGACGTTGCAATATCAGCGACAAACTTTAATCAGGAGTTACGCCACACGAAAGAATTGAGATTGAAAAAGGTGGTGGATATTATCAGCGCAAACCCGAATGAGAATTACATTGTTTGGATAAAACAAAATGAGGAAGGCGAAATGCTTAGAAAACTTTTACCGCATGCGGTGGAAGTAAAAGGCAGCGACACAAACGAATTTAAGGAATCAAAACTTTTAGGATTTGCGAATAATGAATTTAAGATACTGATAACGAAAACGAAGATTGCAAGTTTCGGAATGAACTATCAGAACTGTCAAAATCAAATCTTCGCTTCGCTTGACTTTTCATTCGAGGGGCTATATCAGGCAATCCGCAGGAGTTATCGCTTCGGGCAGGAGAAAGAAGTAAACATTTTTCTTATTAGCACAGACACAATGAGTAATGTAATTCAATCAATTTCTAACAAACAAAAACAATTTGAAATCATGCAACACGAAATGGAAGAAGCTGTAAACGTAAACTTGAAAGGACAAAGTTTATCAGTAGGAAACTTTGACGCCGAAGAAGAATCAAACGAATGGTATAGGGTTAAGCGCGGGGATTCTGTGCAACTGATAAATGAGATACCGGATGAAACAATAGGGCTATCCGTTTTCTCGCCTCCATTTGCAGAGTTATATACATATTCTTCTCATGTGGAAGATATGGGTAACTCTAAAGATTATAATGAGTTTCTATTTCAGTTTGGATTTCTAATTAAGCAACTGCACCGCGTTACAATTCAGGGGCGCAATGTTTGTGTTCACTGCATGGACTTACCAATTCAAAAAGGCAAAGAAGGTTTTATCGGATTGCGCGACTTCAGCGGAATGATTTTGAAAGCATTTGAGCAAGCGGGATTTATTTACGCTTCGCGCGTAACTATTTGGAAAGACCCTGTTGTTGAAATGCAAAGAACAAAGGCGCTGGGGCTACTTCATAAGCAAGTGAAGAAAGACAGCACCATGAGCCGCGTAGGAATACCGGACTATGTAATGATTTTCAGAAAGGACGGAGAAAGAACGCAGCCGGTAACGAATACTGATTTGCCGGTGGACTTGTGGCAAAAATACGCTTCTCCTGTTTGGATGGATATTGATTACGGAAATACTTTACAGGGACACAGAAACGGACGTGATGAAAAAGACGAAAAACATATTTGCCCTTTGCAGTTAGAAACCATTGAGCGACTGATACACCTTTACAGCAACAAAGGGGACACCGTATTTACTCCATTCATGGGTATTGGAAGCGAAGTATTTCAGGCGGTTAAAATGGGTCGTAAAGCGATTGGGTTTGAATTGAAGGAATCTTATTTTGAACTTGCTAAAAAGAATTGTGAATCTGCTGTTGCAGAAAAAAGTCAACTCACATTAATTTAGAATTACTATATTTGCAAAAGCATATCAGTATGAAATCATTTAAAATCAATCCCGGACTTTCACAGATTACGAGTGGCAACCTGTCACGACTGATATGCAACTGTGTTTGTTCCGGGGCTGGTTTTTATGGCTGAAAACAAAAAGGCATTTATTCTATATGCCGATATAATCCACACCATCGAGAAACTTCCAGATGACAAGGCTGGAATACTTCTAAAGCACATTCTTAGGTATGTTAATGACCAAAACCCTGTTATTGACGATATAATGGTCGAATTGGTGTTTGAACCTATAAAACAACAGTTAAAGCGAGATTTAAGAAAGTGGGAGGATTTTAGGATTAAGCAATCCGAAAATGGTCGGTTAGGCGGCAGACCCAAGAAAGATAAGCCTTTAGAAGACAACCCAAATAACCCAAGCCTTATTTCGGAAAGCCAAAAAAGCCTAACAGTTACAGTTAGTGATACAGTAAGTGTAACAGATACAGAAACTGTATTAAACACTATTACAATGCCTTATTCTAAATTTCTTGAAATAATCGAACAAAACGAAGATGACCATATTTGGATGGAACGCTTAATGAAGAAGTTTAAGTTCGACACTCCATACGATGCCAACCTTTACGTGAATAAGAGTTTTAGAAAATACATTCAAGAGAATAGTATTGACAAAGGGGTTGAGTTAAATTTTAAAGACGTAAACCATGTTAGAAATGCGGCAGAAAAGTGGTATGGTGAATTAACGGAATCTAAACGGGTATCAGCTAAGAAAAGATTTGTTCAATGAAAACATTTGAATCGCTAAATATTACAGGCATAAATATTTCCAAAGGAGGCAACCAAAAGGTTAAGTGCCCAGTGTGTAGCCATGATAGGAAAAATAAAAGCGATAGAAGTCTGTCTGTTAATGTTCCCGAAGCTGTTGGATTCTGTCATCATTGCGGGTGGAAATTTACTCTAAAGGAATTTGAGAAGAAAGTTTATTTCAGACCGGAGCCAAGTCCGTTACCGCTATCCGAAAAAACGGTGAAATGGTTTGATGGGAGGGGAATAGGTGAATCAACATTGAGATTTTTTAAAATTACAGAATCAAAACAATGGATGCCGGACAAGGGGAATGTAAAAGCAGGAGAAAGGAATTGTATAAACTTTAATTATTACAAGGGAAGCGATTTGGTTAATATAAAGTTTCGTGATGCCGCCAAATGCTTTAGGATGGTAAAGGATGCTAAAATAATATTCTACAATCTAAATGCGATTACGGACAAAACGGAGGCTATAATTTGCGAGGGTGAAATAGACGCGCTAACTTTCCATGAGTGCGGATTTCCGATGGTTGTATCTGTCCCGAATGGAGCAAGTAAAGGGTCTCGCTTAGAATACTTAGATAACTGTATCGACTATTTTCTTGACAAGGAAAAAATTTTCATAGCTGCTGACGGTGATGATGCAGGGCAAGCATTGAGAGATGAATTGATTCGCAGATTAGGAGTTGAAAAGTGTTTTGAAGTGAAATACCCGGAGGGGTGTAAAGATGCAAATGATGTTCTTTTGAAGTTTGGTAAAGGTGCTGTTGCTAAGTTAATTACCGAAGCCAAAGAGCCTCCGGTAAAAGGAATTTTTCAGATAAATGATTTAGATGAAAAGTTGGATGAAATTTATTTGCATGGCTATCCTAAAGCGTTACCAATAGGCTATAAGGAATTAGATAAGCTAATCACATGGAGAAAAGGAGAGTTGACAATAGTAACCGGAATACCCTCACATGGCAAAAGCAATTTTATTGACCAAATAATTATGAGATTGGCAATTAGAAATCATTGGAGGTTTGGAATATTTTCACCAGAGAATCAGCCTGCCGAAATTCATATCATTCAGCTAATTGAAAAGTTTGTTGGAAAGCCGTTTCACAGATATGATAATGTTCCGACAATGAGTGAATCGGTAAAGGATTACGCAAAACAGAACCTTAATGATTCTTTCTACTTTATGAAGATAGATGAAATTGATTTGACTATTGACGGGATACTTGAAAAGGCAAAGGAATTAATTCAGAGGAAAGGAATTGATGCGCTTGTTATTGACCCATACAATTACATCGAACACAATATTCCGTCCGGCTATTCAGAAACGCAATACATTTCAGAACTACTAACTAAATTAAAGCGATTTAAGGACGTAAACAATATTCACATCTTCTTAGTCGCGCACCCGCGTAAGATAGGTAAAATGGGCAAGCAACACGAAATACCAACGCTATATGATATTGCAGGTAGCGCACATTTCTACAACAAAGCAGATAATGGAATAACCGTTTATAGAAATGATGAATCCGATGTTGTTGATATTCATATTCAGAAGGTAAGGTTTAGATTTGTAGGTAAAAAGGGGATGGCAAGTTTTAAATATGATGTCCCGACAGGAAGGTTTTCGGAGGTCGGGGTGAATCCTGAGAGCGAAATGGATTTCCTACTTAATGCCGTAAAACCAAAAATGTTTACAGGGGCGGTCAGAGATTTTTCGGAACCGCAAAAAGACGAACCACCATTTTAAAAAGGAATATGAAACCAGAACAAACACTAACACTAACTTGTGAAAGCTGTAATAAGGTTCACAAACTTGAAAAAACAAATGAGCTACCATCCCACGTTTTTTTCATGCGGTGCAACTGGTGTCCGTGTTGCGAAGGGACTGTGGATGATTATTATAACGAATGGTGGGATGAAGATGAAAATGACCCAAACAAACCGTTACCTATTCCCGAAGACCCGAATCAGCTTTGTTTGCCACTAAGCGATATATTCCAAATGGCTGAACCGAAAAAAGAATTGCAACTTGTATGAAACAAATAGACTTCACCCTCTACGAAAAAGACGGGGAGATAATCTTCCGTAACAAAAAGCAGTTACTCGCTGACCTGAAAGCAAGCGGTTGGAAGGAAATGGAGGGGGTGATTAAAAAGAAGTCAAAGCACCGGAGCGTATTCTAAAATCGGTATTATTGGTTAATCTTGACGCTGATTTCAAACCACACAGGATTCACAAAGGACGAACTAAACGGGATATTCAAATACAAGTTTCTAAAGAATCAAGTTGTGGACAGTAAAACAGGCGAGGTTTATGAGTTCATCAAAAGCACCACAGATTTAACAACTACCGAAATGGAGGTGTATTTGGCAGAGATTAGGCAATATTGCGCGGAAACGCTCGATTTACAGGTTGCAGAGCCAAATGAACAACTATCCTTAGTAAGTTAAAATTCGAGCCAAAACAAAGCCTAATGATAAATACAAACACTTTAGACGCTAACACTATCCAAAAGTATTCTAAGTATTCCGTTGCCAAACTAAAAGCAAAGGCGCAAACCGTATTTAACAAATGGATAAGGGAACGGGATAAAGGAAGTCCATGTATCTCATGCGGTTCAGGTATTCCAACTCAGGCAGGTCACTTCTACTCAGCCGGACACCACAACCAACTCCGATTCAACGAAGACAACTGCCACTTGCAATGTGTTAGGTGTAATATGTTTCTTTCAGGCAACCTTTTAAACTATCGGATAGGACTGATTAAAAAGATAGGAATAGTCAAAGTCACTGAATTAGATTTGATTGCATCAATAAAACGAGCGCACAAGTTTGACCGATTTACTTTGATAACCATCATTTTAAAATATAAATGTTAGCTTTGCCATGTAATTGCTTGAATAATCAAAATATTTCAAGATGAGTAAGCATGGAGGGGCAAGGAATGGCGCAGGACGCAAACCAAAGGCTGACGAAGTAGCTCTAATAGAGAGGTTGACACCGTTGGCTGATACAGCTTTTGCCGCATTAGAACAAGGGCTAAATGAAAAGAATCCGGCATTCGTAAAACTTTGGTTCGAATATATGTATGGAAAGCCGAAACAGGATATTAGCGCCAATGTCGAATTAACGGGTATCAAATCCATACTAATTGACCGAGCAAGCGACACTAAGCGTAAATGATGCCTTCTATCCGTTACTTACTGATGAACGAAGATATGAGATACTTTACGGTGGTTCCGGTTCCGGGAAATCAGTATTCGCCTCACAGAAAATAGTAATCAGGACTGTTGGGGAAGAGAAGCATAGATTCCTTTGCATTCGTAAAGTAGCTAACACATTACGCTCCTCCGTTTATCAGATACTTATTGACTGCATTCAGGATTTAGGACTCCGTTCTGAATTTGAAATCAACAAAACGGAAATGAGGTTTACGCACTTGCCAACAGGAAACGAGATACTTTTAGCGGGATTAGACGATGTTGAGAAGCTGAAATCAATAGCCGGAGTTACTTCTATTTGGATTGAGGAAGCAACGGAACTTTCAGAAGCAGATTTCGACCAAGTAGATTTAAGGTTACGGGGTGAAACGGTAAACTATAAACAGATTATACTGACGTTTAATCCTATTGATGAAAACCACTGGCTAAAGAAGAGATTTTTTGATAATGAGTTGGATAACTGCACCGTTCTAAAAACTACTTTTAAAGATAACTTCTTTATTGACGATGAGTATAGGCAAGTGTTGGAACAAAAAGCAAGCGTTTCGCCAAATCTTTACCGGATATATTATTTAGGTGAGTGGGGCAAAGAAGATGTTAAGCGTCCTTATTGTTACAACTTCAATTTAGATAAGCACGTATCGAAACAGGCTATCTATCAGCCAACAAAGCAGATAATATTCAGCTTAGATTTTAACGTGGAGCCTTTTGTATGTGTTGCAGCGCACCTTTGGCGGGATGGAACTGGCGAACATTTACACTTCTTTAAAGAGTTGGTTATCGAAAACAATGGGGACGTTCCTGAAATGTGCGATATGTTGGAGGCTAATTTTGGAAGGGTTGCTTTAGCAAATGCACTATTTACCGGAGATGCCATGCAACGGAAAAGAGAGATAACTCAAAGGGATAATATTGACGCATGGCGGATCATAGACAGAAGATTCAATTTAGGCAAACGGTTAAAAGTTCCACGCGCTAATCCTTCAGTAAAAGAGAATAGGTTTTTAATGAATGCGCTGTTGTCTTTTCATCCTGACTTTAAATTCAGTCCTGAAATGAAGCTAAGTATTTTTCAGATGCAATATACGGAGGTGGACGAAGAAGGTGAAATGATAAAGAAAAACAGAGGGGACGAAAGACAGCGGGCGGATGCCTTAGATGCTGTCCGTTATTTGTGTAATGTTTTCCTGCATGATTATTTAGATAGGTATAAACTAAAATGATTTATATTTGCGCCCATGCCATGCGATTGTAACAAAGCGAAACCGATTCCTTCCTGTGTAACTAATCTAACTGTTGGGATTGGAGAAGTTGACACAGACTATTTAGTTATCCTGAAGACTTCTGATAGCCGGATTGACACCTATCCTACTACTTCAAATAGTGACGGTGAAATAATTGTAACCGGGTTAAAAGTAAGGACGAATACTAATTATGAACTTTGGGTAAGTGTTGATGATTATCCTTATTCACCTGCGAATATCAATATCAAAGAAACAATTACAGTAGGCGATACCGATGTTGAATGTTTGTTTATTGAGTTCACACAGGCTTATGAAAGCGAGGACGTTAATACGTTTGTTTATCAAACCATTTCTTTACAGTGATAGAAATATTGCTTTGTTCCCTTATCGTTTCGTTATTCACAAGCGGATTTAAGATTTCAACAGGCGAAGGAATGTTGCTGAATTTCATTAAGGTTTATTTGGATAGTGTATTTGTAAAGCCGTCAAATGTTTTAAAGGAAAAACTTATTTCTAAGCCATACTATCCCATCCTTTACTGTATCAAATGTATGCCGTCTATTTATGGAACTGCTATCTGTTTATTTTTCTTCCCGTTCCACGTAGAACTATTATTTCAGATTCCTTTGGTAATATTCAGTAGCGTTTGTTTGAACTCAATCTTTTATCAGTGGTATGACTAACGGAATAATCAGCAGACTCGCATTCTTTCCGTCCTTTCGTAAAGCGATTATTGACTATGCCTTTAATTCGCAGTCAAAAAGCTATTTAGAAAACTTAGAGGTAGCCTTTTACGATTCAAACCGTATTGTTTATTACAGGTTTAGCGATTACAAGAAGATGCCTATAAAGAGGCTGGAAATGATTACCAAGATGCAGGAGGTAATTAAGGAAGGAATGAAACGCGGGGACGGGACTTATTTGGCTGAATGGATCGCAACAGGTGAACTTACTATTGAAAAAAGCAAGACACCAAAGGCAGATTTTGGAAAGTTACTTTATGCTTTAAAAGAACGGAGCAAACTATTCGATGAAAACTTATTGATTGAATTAGCTTGCCTCACTTACATACGGGAGGACGAAAACCCGAATGAGTTTAGCGAGGCATTACATCAGGAAAAAATTAGCCAAATCAAAAAAGACTTAAAGTCAAAAGCGGGAGGTCTTTACGATTTTTTTCAGCAAGCTGGACTCAAAGACTATCTTCCTTCGGACGATGGTATGGACTTCGATTACGAAACATTTACCAATTCGAGCCAAACGAAAATAGAGACGATGAACAAAGAACTGCTGAAGACTACATCCTTGCTGAAAGAATTAAGCGTATAGAAGAAGACTTTTGGAAAACCGCACTATATTTGTCAGACAATGACATAGCCAAATCAGAGGCAATCTACCGGGTAAGCTGTGAGAGGTATTTAACCCTGTTAGAAAGTAAGATTAAATCTGATGGCAAAAGAAACAATACTTCTTGAGTATCAACTCGTAGAGAAGGGCGGTGATAAGGTAGTTTCTACTGTTACTGAAATTACGGAGGCGTGGAACGAATCAGGCAAAGCCGCAACGGCTGCATTATCTGAAAAGCAGATAGTGAATGCTACTGAAAAGCTAACAAAGTTTAATACGGAGGTTGAAAAGACAGCAAGCGGATTTACTTCGGCTAAATCTGAATTACGTGAACTTGAAAAGATAATAACATCGGGTAAATTACAGGGGAACGATTTAAAACAAGCTGTTGCGCAGGCGGCAAAGCTAAAGGATAGGATAGGTGATGTAAGGCAAGAAATAAGCCGGCTATCATCCGACACCCGTTTATTCGATACGTTTGTTGAAGGCGGGCGTGGGGTTGCTGCTGCCTTTTCTGTTGCACAAGGTGCGGCTGCTTTATTTGGGGAAGAGAATAAAGACTTGCAAAAGTCAATACTAAAGGTTCAGGGGGCATTGGCTTTACTTACTGGAGCGCAAGAATTAGCAAACATAGTTACTAAGCAGGGCGGGATAGCTACACAGGCTTATGGAGTAGCTATTAAGGTAGTTGAAGGAATACAAAAAGCATTTGCGGTAAGTGCGGCTGCAAGTTGGGCTATTGCAACAGCCGGATTGACGTTGTTAGTTGCTGGGGTTGCATCACTTATTTATTATTTCAGTCAGGCGGAGGATGCTTCTGAAAGTTTAGCCGAAGCAGAAAAAAGAAGAACCGAGCAAGACGAGATACTAAAGATTAAACAGGAAAACACAAGTAAAGCGCGACAATTACAATTAGAAAGGGAGAAGTTAGCAGCCGTTGATAGGCGGGAAGAAATTATCGCTGAAATAAAATTCAATGAAGAACTAAATGAAAGTTTATCCAAAAAGTCAAAGGCTTTAACTGGGCTGACTTCTGTGTTTAAAGAAAGCGAACAATCTACTGAAGGTTATCAAAAGGCAAACCAAGAACTTCTTAATACAAATTTGGCTCAAGTTTCAACACTTCAAACGCTAAAAAAGTTGCGTGAGGAATTATCAAAATTCGATACGCCACAGGTAAGCGCAACGGATGAATTGCCTAAGATGCTTGAGGCTGAACCACTCGCTTTAGTTACGCAAGATACTGTTGACTTCAATAAAATTAATGTAGAAAATATGAACTCCGATTTGCGGGAGTTTGGATATAATAAGGCATTAAAAGAGCAAGAGAAATTTAATCAACAAAGAATGGCATTAACGGATGCCTATTTTCAATTTGCATCAAATGCAGCCGCTTCTTTAACTTCAATAGTATCTTCTCAATTCCAACAAGAAAGCCAAAGTTTACAAGCCGCAAAGGATAGAGAACTCGCAACTGTTGGAGATAATACTAAAAAGAGAGAGGCTATTGAAAAACGGTTCGCAATTAAGAGTGCTGAATTGAAAAGAAAACAGGCTATTGCAGATAAAGTATTCGCAGTTGCAAGTATAGGCATCAATTTAGCGCAAGCTATAATGAAGCAGTTATCAGTTACTCCATTACCAGCGGGGGCGGCTTTTGTTGGGCTATTAGCCGCAACAGCAGGGCTACAATTAGCGGCAGTTCTTTCTACACCACTACCTGAAATACCAAAATTTGCAAAAGGTGGTAAAGTAAAAGGCAATTCACATAGTATGGGCGGGGTTATCATTGAGGCAGAAGGGGACGAGTTTATAAATAATAAAGTAAGTTCTAAAAAATACAGCGAAGAATTACAAGCCGCTAATGACTTACAACTTGAAGATTTGATTTACCATAAATATTTATTACCTGCTTTAAAGCAAGCGGGAGCCGCTGATAAGGAAGGAAACCTTTACGATGACTTTCTTTTAAGGAGAACCATTAGAGCAGGGCAAGAATTAGACAGGGAGAACGCTAAGTCTATTGTTACCGGGATTGCCAATGTAATGAGAGAGAGTAATTATAACGTCCGCAAACATTACATCAACAACTAATGAGCGCAAGATTCAGATGGACGCTTACTAATCTCGGAGATTCAACTTCTGAAGTGCTTACCCGCGACCCGATAGGGTGGGATGATATGACTATCCGTTTAACGCGGGACAAGTTATATCATGGCGTATTTACGGAGGTTTCGACAAGTTTAAAATGGCATTGTCAAGGTGGTGGAAAGGACTTTATTGATAACGTTTATTTGACAGAGGATATTAACGGAATTATTGAAGTGCTGATTGAAATTGATTGCGATAGTTCAGGAACATATACGGAACTCTATACCGGGAGGCTTGATTTAGCAACTTATTCAACTGATGGAGAAACAACTACTGCAACACTTGAAAGAAGTGATTTGTATTCTAAACTAAGGGCAAGGGATGAAATTAGTGTTGATTTAGAAACAACAACAAGTATAGGGGAGGAAACAATCTTACCAGTTGGGACGGCTCAGTTGGCGATGCACTCGCAGAATATTTTTTTGAAGAGTTCAATGGACGGGGAACCTTTTACGGCACAGGTTACTTTGGAGGTAGCTAATAGCGTTGATATAAAAGGCTTGGTTTCTCATAATTTGACAACAAGGGACATTGAGGCGGAATCATTTACTGGGTGGACTGAATATAGCGATGTTGCGTTAAACGGCCCAAGCGCAAGCGATTCGTCCATGATAGAAATATTTACCGCCATAGATGATGATGTTGATTACCCAGCAGCCTACACATATAACACTCGCTTTAAGGGAACGTTTTCTGACATACTTGTTACGGGCGAGTCGAGACAAAATTACAGCGGAAATTTAGTGTTAGCTTATGGGGCAACCCTTGCAAGTTCAACGAAAGTATCTATTGTAAATATTGGCGGGTATTTTACATCATCAGCATCTTATTCAGAGGCTTTTGATTCTGGTGTAGTTACCGCACAAATAACATTGAACTACGGGGACAAGGTTTGGCTATACTGGTTTGAAAATGAAACCATCACAACTGGGCCGTATCTGGATGATATAATTTACCAATGGGATTATGAAATATCCGAATTTGAAATATACATAGATAGCCTTACAGCGCCATCAATAGCCAAAACATTATTGGTTCACGAAGCATTTAATCAAGTTTCGGATGCAATAGCGGATACTAACTTTAGTTTTTACAGTGATTTTTACGGGCGAACTAACAGCGATAAGACAGTATATAATTCTGACGGGTGCGGTGCGCTGATAGCTATCACCAACGGATTGAACATAAGGCAGTTTGCAGACAAAGGAATCTATTGTTCGCTAAGAGATTTATTTAATGTATTCAATTCGCTTCATAATATCGGTTTGACCATTGAACAATACGATGGTATTTACGCCCCTTTGCAGGATATTATAAGGGTTGAACAGCTTAGTTATTTCTACGATAACACGGATAATATTTTGACGCTTGCAAATCAGGTGAAAGTGGATGTTATAAATGATAACTCCCGTTATGTGAATAATATAAATATTGGTTACGATAAATGGGAAACGGAATTTAGAGGAGGGCTTGACGAACCTTGCACAAAGCATGAATA